AGGATTAATTATGTGTGGAGGATTCGTAGAAGATTTTATAAACAATACTTTAGGCTCTGCTGGAGATTTTGTAGAAAATACTGGAGGCTCTGTTGTTGATTTTGTAGAAAATACTGGAGGCTCTGTTGATGAGTTTATAAGAGAGGAAATACCTGGTGGTTACCTTTTGCCAGCAGCAATAGCTGCCACACTTGTAACAGGTGGAGCAGCATCTCCTCTTTTGTTTGGAGAAGGAGCAGCATTAGGAGCAGCCGAGGCAGCAGCAGCATTAGAAGCAGCAGCAATTGCAGAAGGTGCTACTACAGCAGGAATGGTAGGGGCAGCAAACACAGGATTAGCAGCAGGAACTGCAACATTAGGCGGTCTTACAGCAGCAGAAGCTATTGGACAAGCTCTCCCATACACAGAAGCGTTTGATGCTGTAAATCTTGCCAACCAAGGTTTAGGTGCAGAACAAATTGCACAAAACCTAACTGTATCAGGGCTTGATTCGTTTTTAGCAGAAGATATGGCTAGGTTAGCAGCACAAGGTTTATCACCAGAACAGATTGCTACAACATTATCGTATTCTTACACTCCGGCAGAATTAGCAGGCACAGGCATAGAGTCTAAAGCTCTAGGTGCAGCATCTAAAGGATTAACTGCTAGACAAGCAGTACAAGCTGCAAGACTAGGAAGCAGTTTGTTAGGCGGTCAACAACAACAACCAATGTCACGACAACAGATGATGATTGGTGGCTCACAACCTAATCAATATGGTGGTGTAGATTATTCAGGATTATTAAGTTTGCTTACCCCAAGAATGGTCTCAAGAAATTCTTTATTAGGATAAATTATGGCAATCGATCTATCAGCTTTATTCGGACAACAACCAGACTATTCTGCTTTCTTACCAGATGCAGAAAAGAAACGGATGCAATCTAACGCTAATCAAGCAGCTTTGCTTAACTCTGCTATTGCCTTACTAGGTTCGTCTGGACAAACAAGACAACCTATTAGCACAGGACAGGCTTTAGGTGCTGCCTTGGGAGAAGGACAAAAAGGTTATCAATCAAGTATGGACAGAGGTTTGCAAGAACTTTTGACAGGTATAAAAATAAGAGAATCAATGGCAGGAAAATCGCCAGAGTTATCAAAAGAGCAACAGCAATATGCTTATCAAAGATATGGTAAAGCTAAATTTATTGATTTAGACAAAACACAACAATTAGATGTTTTGGAATTTGGACAAACACCAGACATTAATAAAGCACTAGAGCAACATATTAATGCTACAGATTTAAAAGCAAAAACAGGAATAGATTTGACAGCAACCACTTTAGAGAATTTAAAAAGGGCGCAGAGATTTACTCAAAGTAGTCCTCCTCCTAATGTTCCAGTTGTTACACCCCAAGTAAGAAACTTTAAGGACAAATAAAATGTCTAGTAAATATGTTGTTTTATCAGATGGTACTATTGCAGAGTTTGCGCCAACAAAATCTTTAACAGAAATTGACACAATTTTATCAAAAGACAATCTAAGTAGAAATAAGAATTTTCCAACATTTACAGATCCTACAAAATTGCCTGCGCCTATATCTTCTCCATCATCAAGCGTAACCGCAACTTTTGTTGGTAATCCCACATTAGAAAATTTACCTCTTGCAAAACAAATTGATATAAGAACAAAAGAAGCAGAGAAACAATTAGAAGCTCAAAGAGCTTTACCCCAAGCAATACAAACAGCAAAAGAAACAGTTGAAACTGTAGACAAGTTGTTAAAACATCCAGGGTTTGAATATTTAGTAGGTTTTGGTGTTCCATTTGCAACCTCAAGGTTATATTCTGGAACTCCAATTGCAGGTGCTAATGCCTTATTAGAACAAATAAAAGGAAAAACATTCCTTGAGGCATTCCAAACCCTTAAAGGTGGTGGACAAATTACAGAGCAAGAAGGAGCAAAAGCACAGGCTGCTCTCAATAGAATGAGTGCAAACATTAGTGAAAAAGATTTTAAAGAGGCTGCGTTTGACTTTACAAGCTCAATTCAAGCTGCAATAGATCGTGCATCTAAGAGTGCTGGTAAACCGAGTGTAGACATTAAACCTTCTTTGCCACCAGGTGTAACTGTTACGCCCATTAATAAATAATAGGAAAATACGATGCCAAGCTATGAAGTCAAAATACCTAATAAGGGATCTTTTGAAGTAAATTCTGACAAAGAATTGACTGAGGCACAGGCTTATCAATATGCTTTAATACAAGCAAATAAGTTACCTGACATAAAAGAACCATTAACTGCTGGTCAAGTAGCAACAGGTGCAGTAACAAACTTTCCATCGTCTTTTGCAAATTTAATTGGCAATATTTACCAAGCTGTAACCAATCCTGTAGAAACAGGTAAATCTATTTTAGATGTTGGTGCTGGTGCTTTGCAAAATGTATTGCCTGAAAAATTTGTACAGTTTGTTGGCGAAGATAAACAGTCTAGAGAAATGGCTCGTAAAGTTGGTGAGTTTTATGCAGAACGATATGGTACAGGAGAAGGTCTAAAAAAAGCTGTTGCTGACGATCCTGCTGGTGTATTGGCTGACCTATCTACAGTTCTTACAGGCGGTGCTACAGTCGCACCAAGAATTGTTGCTCAACCATTAAGTAGAATTGCAAGCACCATTGATCCATTGGCTGCTACTGCTCGTGCTACAGGTGCTACTGTAAAGGGTGCTGGTAACATTTTAGGCTCATACATAGGTACAACCACAGGAGCAGGCAAGGAAGCTATTGCTCAAGCATTTGAGGCTGGTCGCAAAGGTGGAGAAGCGGCAGAACAATTCAGAGCAAACATTAGCGGTAAAGCAGACCAAACAGAAGTTGTGGCTATTGCAAAAAGAAATTTAGACGAATTAAATCGTCAAAAATTAGAAGAATATCGATCTGGAATGATTAATATTGAAAAAGATAAAACAATATTAGGCTTTAATGATATTGACAAATCAATACAAAATGCAACAAAAAAAGTAACTTATAAAGGTCAAGTAACTAACAAGACTGCTGCTGAAAAATTACAAGATGTACAAGATAAGGTAAACAATTGGAAATCTCTTAATTCAGCAGACTTTCATACTCCAGAAGGTTTGGATGCATTAAAGAAACAGATTGGTGAAACTTTAGAAACAATAGACTTTAAAACAGAAAAAGTCGCTTATTCAGCAGTAAGCGATATTTATAATTCTGTTAAGGCTTCTATACAAAAACAAGCACCTACATATGCTAAAACAATGAAAGCATATACAGAGGCAAGCGAACAAATTAAAGAAATACAAAAAACATTAAGTTTAGATAGAAATGCATCAGTAGACACACAGTTAAGAAAATTGACAAGTTTGATGCGAGACAATGTTCAAACAAACTTTGGTCAAAGAGTAAAACTAGGAAAACAACTAGAAGAAGCAGGTGGTGAAATATTTATGCCTGGCATTGCAGGTCAAGCACTTTCTAGCATTACACCAAGATCAATACAAGGGGCATTAACAGTACCAACTAGTATTGCTGGTTATTCTGTTGGTGGGTTTCCTGCCGTAGCAGCAAGTCTATTAACTTCTTCACCAAGAGCAATGGGAGAGACAGCGTTTGCAACTGGTCTTGCTGCAAGAGGAGTAGATCAACTTGGTAGAAGAATACCATTTGCAACTAATCAAGTTCCATACAATCTTTTGTACCAAGGTGGTCAAATGCAAGGTTTATTGGGCGAATAAAGTCTTTATAATTAAGGAAAATCATGGCATATACAAAATATTCTCTAACCCCTGCTAATAACACCGCAGCACCTCCAGATGGTGCGCCAGAGGGGATGCTCCCATCAGCAGTAAACGATACTATGCGCGATATGATGGCACAGATCCGAGACTGTGGAGATGGTATTAGGGATGGTACATATACCATGACTGCACCTAAGATAACAGGTGGTACTATTACTGGTTCTACAATCAACAATAGTGCTATTGGCGGCTCAACGGCTGCTGCTGGTAACTTTACTACATTAGGCGCAACAGGTGTAGCTACATTCTCTGCTGGCACAGTTTCCGCTCCTGCTATTACTACTACAGGCGATACCAATACAGGTATCTTCTTCCCTGCTGCTGACACTATTGCCTTTACAGAGGGCGGTACTGAGTCGATGCGTATTGACTCTAGTGGTAATGTAGGTATTGGTACTTCAAGTCCTGCTCAAAAGCTGCATGTTGCTGGAACAATTAGAGCTACAAGCGGAGGAGCTACAACTTCAGCAGTTACTGTTACGCAAGGATATATTAACGGGGACATCAGTAGCTCAAATTTTAGCATTGGTAATTACGGCGATTCAAGTTCTGAAATGCGAATTGATACCCGTGGATTCACGACTTTTTATACAGGCGCAACCAACAACGCAACAGGCACAGAGCGTATGCGTATTACCTCTGGTGGTAATTTGTGCTTAAACACAACAGCTAAAAATAATGATGGTCTGCTTTCTATTTCTGCTGATTCTGCTTTGAATCAAGGTATAACAATCCAAGAAACTAGTGTAGCAAACAATATTTATTACATTTACTTTACAAACTCTGCTGGTAGTAGTGCTGGTCGTATTGAGCATACAGGTTCAACAACTGTTAGTTATGTAACCTCATCAGACGCACGATTAAAAACAAACATTGTTGATTCAGATTCTGCTAAACCAGTTATTGATGCTATTAAGATTAGAGAGTTTGATTGGGTATCAGGCGAGCATCAGAAGTTTGGTGTTGTTGCACAAGAACTAATTGATGTAGCTCCAGAGGCAGTTAGTATCGGCAGAAAAGAAACCGATTCTTGGGGTGTTGATTACTCTAAATTAGTCCCTCATTTAATTAAATATGTTCAAGAACAACAAGCACTTATTGAAAGTTTAACAACACGCTTAAATGCGTTAGAAGGAAACTAAAATGGCAACATGGAACATTAGTCAGACCGACTACGAAACAGCAAACGGCTTTATAACAACAGCCCATTGGACTTGCACCGCAGTAGATGGTAAATATAGTGCATCCGTATATGGCACTTGTGGCTTTACTGGCACACCAACAATCCCTTACGCACAAGTAACCATGGCAGAAGTCTTAGACTGGTGCTGGGCAAGCGGAGTAGATAAGGATGCGGTAGAAGCTAGTTTAACTAGTCAGATAGAAGCGCAAAAGAATCCTGTCAGCAGTTCTGGCACACCTTGGTAATTGGAGAGTAACGATGTCCGAGAAAAAAACACAGACAATCGTAATTGATGATGTAGAACACAATCTTGATGATATGACCGATGAGCAGAAGATGTTGGTTAATCATTGTTTAGACTTAGATCGTAAGATTTCCTCTGCATCATTCGCATTAGACCAATTAAGAGTAGGCAAAGATGCATTTGTAAAGATGCTAAAAGACAGCCTAGAAATCACAGTTCAATAGGAAACGATATGGCAGAGGAGTTCTTAGATCCCTATAAATATGGGAAATTAGTAGCCCAAGTAGAAGCTATGGAAAAAAAGATAGATACGATGGAAGCCGACATCAAGAAACTTTTAGCTATGGCTGAGAGGTCTAAGGGATCTCTCTGGGCAATTATGGGAGCTTGCTCTGTCTTTGGTGCTTTTGTAGCTTGGTTAGCAGACTTATTCTTTAGAAAGTAATCCTATGTATGTCAGACCAATTTGGGTTTTTGGAGGGTGCAAAGTCATTTAGCGAAGGCGTAAAGACAGGAAAAGAAGCCGGTAAAGCTATCGGATCGTCTATCGAGGATGTCCAGAAAGAAGCAGCCTCGGTAGCACAACAAAAAGCCTTAGAACGCAGAAGGCAGATTAGAGAAGCAGAAGTAGTAAAAGAGCAATATTTCAAACGAGCCATGATGCAATGGCAAAAACAAGAAGATATAAGAATAAAAGAAGAACAGGTCAAGAAAGACTTTGTAAAACATCATGGTCAGAAACGATGGTCAGAAGTAGAAGCCATTAAACTCAAGATTGAAAAACAAGAGAAGGAAATAGAAAATGAATTTAGAAAAGATTTGGCAGAAGTGCGTAGAGTTATGTATATGTGCTATGCGTTGGCTGCGGTCATTGCTTACTTCCTTACTTGGGGTGGGTAAATAATGTTTACACTAATCTCTACAGCTTTGTCCTTCCTAATGGGTGGACTACCTAAACTATTAGACTTCTTTCAAGACAAGTCCGATAAAGCTCATGAACTAGAGTTAGCCAAGATGCAAACGGAGAGAGAACTCCAGATGCTAGAGAGAGGCTACGCAGCACAGGCTAGGGTCGAGGAGATCCGTACCGACCAAATACAGATGCAGACTCAGGCACAAGAACGCACAGCCATGTACCAACACGACATAGAAATCGGTAAGGGTGCAAGCCAATGGATTATTAACCTACGAGCCTCTGTTCGCCCTGTCGTTACCTACCTATTTGTTTTCTTATTAATCATCGTAGACATCGCCTCTATCGCTTGGGCGTGGTCTAGCGGAGTAGCGTTTGCAGAAGCTATCCCGATGGTGTTTGATGCAGACGAGATGCAGATCCTAGCCTCTATTATTGCCTTCTGGTTCGGTACGCAAGCCTTTAGCAAGAAATAATGCTTGATAAAAAGATATTAGATCTTATAGTGCATCACGAGGGTTGCAAATTGCGACCTTACCAATGCCCTGCACTACTTTGGACAATAGGTTGCGGTCATGTCATAGATCCTAACCATGCTAGAGTACCACTAGCAGAACGAAAGGCTCTGCCTATCCCTAGCGGATGGGATAGAGTCTTAACGATGGGAGAAGTAGATGAAATTCTTGCTAAAGATTTGGCGCGGTTTGAAAGCGGAGTACAACGATTATGTCCTAGTGGGCTTACTACTGGTCGGTTTGGCGCACTTGTGTCTTTCGCCTTCAATGTTGGACTCGGTAATCTCCAAAATTCTACCCTTCGGATGAAACACAATCGAGGTGATTTTGAAGGTGCTGCCGAGGAGTTCTTAAAATGGAACAAGGCTGGTGGTAAGGAATTAAAAGGACTTAATACTAGGCGCAAAGACGAAAGAGCTTTATACCTCTCATAGAATCTTGCCGTACTTAAACAGGGTGTTCTTATCTACTAAGAAAGCCTTTTTAATCTGACTATCCCCCTCCCCTATAAATTCTACATACTGTAGTTTACTCAGGAAAATGCACTTAAATATGTGCTTGACCGGCATGATGACAAACATCTGTCCATCATAAAATACCCAGTAATCAGCTTGGGTAGCCATTAGCCCTGAGTCTTTCCCATACATTTCTATCTCGACCACAATATTGCCTGTTCTTTGGCTCATCGGGTCAAACTTTACCTCAACTGCTTTATCGATCTCTGGTATCCATATATCGTACCCTTTAAAAGCGTTTACAAGGGTCGCACAAGGGTATTTCTTGCGTAGGATAGCCAAGACCCTTTCCTCTATCTCCAAACCCCTCTGTAGGTCTTTTTGGAAGGTCATAAAGCCACCCTAATCGGAAGGGGGGTGGCACTCCTTGAAAGGGTGTAGCATTGCGCTACTAATGCCGATCTCATCGGGGGTTACATACAGCTAACTACAGTACCACAAACAGTACAAATAGTTACCTTACCATTCACAATTATAGTGGTGGTTTGGCAAGCATAAGCACTACCTAGTAACATATAAGTTACTACTCCTATAGCAATCTTTTTCATGGTTTTCCCTAGAAAGCAAAATCATCGTCTTTTACAGGCATCTCATCATCGCCTTTGGGAGTAAAGCCTTTCTGTTTCGGATCACCAATCCGACCCGATAAGAACTTCCCCTTCTTGCCTTCTTTTAGCCAGGCATCAAACCAATGCTCGACTCCATTTATTTTAATCGACCCTTTGTAATCAGGATGTTTCTCTGTCAATTTTTTGTCGTTCTTAAATAGGCTAAAACTACCATCTTTCATTTCGTACATGACTGCCTCGCTTTTAGTTGGTTAAATAGGTCTAAGACCTCGCTTAAAAACTGCTTTACTTCTACTTCCATCGCATCGATATACTCCTGATCCCTCTCGACACGCACTACAAACAGTTGCAAGTCCTCTGGTAGCCTTGGGTCGAATGATACAAAGTCGCACCATTTCGCGCCTGTACAAGCCATTTGGCATTGCATCTGTGGGATATATTTACTTGGAACTTTGTTCTCCAAGACTGTTTCGATATGGTTGGCTGTATTCGGACATTTAATCTCGATTAAACCTTCCCCTACAACCCCATCAGGAGAGCATCCAAAGCCTTCTATCTTGGGATGGTCTACGAACCCCTCCTCCTTTACAAAAGTGCCTGTATGAGCCTCGTATGCCATCCTAGCGAATGGCTCTTGCTCTGTACCCCATTCCATTGCAGCATTGGTAAACGACTCCCCTTGCTTGTTTGTCAATCGCTGAACTACTAACTCCATCTTGTAGTTCTTACGACTTGCCGATTCGCCTGTCTTGATCTTGGCTAAGACATCTGCGACCCTACTAGCAGTTACCTTGCCTAGCCTGGCACTAAACCATTCTTCTGTTCTTTGTTCCATGTTATCCCTTTCAATGGATTTTTACATCTTGGTGAATCTTTAACAAACTCTCTCGTAGAAACTTTACCATAACCTCAGACACTTCTAAAGATAAATCCGATCCTACAATCTCAATCGTAAACTGAAATGGTGCAATCTCCGTTACTGTTATAACTGCCTGAGATTCATTCGACATCATCAATCACAATATCTTGTGGCTCTCTGCGGATTAACTGCGTATCTACCCCATCATCCTCGAACTGCTTTTGGTAGGCAAGAGACAAAGCATCGATGGCAGCATCCCAACCAGAGGCAAAGAAATGTTCGCATACCATTGTCTGACCTGTGGGTAAATCAGTTGCCTTTAGGCATTTGTAAAAAGCCTCCATACAATGCTTGTTTCTCATTTTATTAATTCCTCTATCCAAGAAGTTGCTAATTCCCAAGACACCTTTATGATCGCTAAAGGTAACAAAATGTAAACACCAATCCCTACTAGGATTTTTGCCACTTTTTCCATTGCACCACTCCTGGTATCTCTGGTAGATCTACATCATCCAAGGTCTTTAATGACAAGGCGCGAAAGTCTGCCCATTTCTTTTGATACTTTGCTTGCTCACTTGCAGGCACATACCCATACACTTTGCGCCACCGAATCGTAATATCTGTAGAACTAGGGGTATAGATATAATTACCATCGTCTAAGGCTCTTGCTACTTGCCTTGCTTTTTCAAAAAACCTA